CTTACGTACACTGCCCGAAGCAGTGCGTGAGCAGATGACGCTGGTGCTTTAAAAACGTGGGGATACCTAAGATCCTGACCGGTTACAGGATCCATGAGGCCGGATGCAAACGTGCGAGTCGCGATGGCATCGGAAGTGATGGTGAGGGGCTCCCGGCCGTCCAGCATCTTGTTGACAGCACCATCCAGCAGCAGGAACTCCATGCCTTGAAACACCACGTTTGCCACGCCGGTCAGCGGGTCGTAGAAGAAATGCGATTCCACCGCGATGCGCTCAACGTCAACGCCTGGCGCGAGTGTGCGGATTCGAGAATTAGTCATGGGTCGGCCTATTTGGTCAGTGAGTGGGACGTAGATCAGCGAGGTCTGCCTGCAGACGCCGAACGGCGGCGGATAGCTGCTTGATGGCGTTGAACGCGACGGGTAAGAGCTGGTCGATGTGCACCGCTGGGACCAGCTCGCCTTCGAAGCTCACGCCGCGTGCATCTACCGTCTCGGGCATGATTTCCAATAGCTGCTCTGCATCGAAGAACAGGCGCACGCGGCCGTCCGGGTTGTACTGTTTTTTGTAGCGTCCCAGCAACGTAGTGACCTGTTCCACCTCGGCCAAGCCATACGGCAACGCGCCAATGATGTTTTTGAGTTTGCGGGAAGACCCGAAGTCAAAGCCGCCAACCGCCGACAGCGCGCCAGACGGGGTCAGCCCCATGCGCTGCTGCAACGCCCCGTTGTTGGTTGCCATGCCGATGCGAAGATAGCCGTTCTCGCTCCAGAAGCCGATGTTGTAGGCGCCATCGATCAGCCCGAAGCCTCCGCCGAAACTGCCGGAGCTCAGGTGCGCAAAGCTGTTGATGCCATTGCCGGGCTGGCTCACTGTTGGGCGCAGTAGCAGGCTGCCTGCTGTGTTCAGTACTGCTTCTGCGGTGGAATTAAAAGCGCCATTGGGGCGGAGGTAGATGCTCGCGCCGCCCTCGGCACCGAGGACGGTCACGTTGCTCTTGCTGATGAAATAGCCCGATGCGGAGCCGAGGCTATCTGCATGCAGGGATCCAGCAAACGAGCCTGCACCCGAGACTGCGACCTGTGTGGTTTCGAGGTGGAGCGGGTTGCCACCGGTTCGGATGCGACCGGCGACCCAAGCGTTGTTCGCTGCGTTGACGAAATCCAACACTGGCGTGCCGTTGCCGTAGTCGCGCATGAGCACGCGCCCGGCGCTTGAGACGAGGGCGTCAAACGCACCCTGTGCGCCGCCGCTGATATTGATCCCCAGGCGCGGCGCCGTGAGTTGCCCAGTCATGACATCGCCGGCCTTGACCAAGTAGTTGGCGTGCGAGTGGTCGCTAGGTGTGAAGGTTTGCGGCTTGTTGCCGACTTGATCCCAGGACGGCCACGCACTTGCGGTGGCAGGTATGCCAGTCAGATTTTCCCAGGCCCGGTAGTAAGTGCCGTGCTGACCATCGAGTTTGTCGGCATCCAGATTGTTGCCGGCACCTTCGTCCTTGAGGGCGGCTCCCTTCAGTTCCAGGGCAGTACGCAGCAGCGCGGCGCTGGTCAGGCCCAGTAGTCCTCGAATGAACGCTGATGGCGCACCGGCTCCCAGGCGAGCATCCAAGATCTTCTTCAACAGCCATGCGGTGATGACGCGGATTTTGTCGGTACCTGCAGCGGCTTCGTCTTCAGTCGCCAGCTCGACGATCCCGGCCACTTCAGTCGTGGCGGCCGGGTCAGTGAAGTTGGTTGCACCGAAGGCGATCTGCTTTACATCGATGTCGGCAAAGACCGCGTCCAGGGCGAGCAGCAGCATGGCGGCGGCCGCCTTGCCCAGCAAAAGGGCTGGCTGACTGTAGACAGCGAATAGGGTGCCATTGGACAGGTAAAGGCCGAACCCGTAGCAGTCATAGACGGCGTCGGACTCATCACGAATGGACACGTGGATCGTGTCATCGGCGGTGACGGTCCCGCCCACGGCGGCTAGCCGCTTGATCTCACTTGGCAGCGCGGTCAACGCGGCAGAGGCGCTAAACGGCGCGTTCGCAAGGCCAACATGGCTGATCAGCACCGGATTGGTCCCGGTGTTGGGTGCATTGACCAGCGCGGCACGGCCAGCGGTGGTGACTTGGAGCTTGAGACCGGGCATTTCGGTGTCCAGTTACTGGGCTTCCATCAGCAACCGTCGATAGACGGCTGGCCGCGCAACGGCGAGTACGCCGATGCGGGCTTCTGCCTGGAATCCCTGGGTGAAAGTGAAGTGGGAACGGACAGGCTTGGTGCGCTCGACTTCGGCAATGACTTCATTGACGAAGCGAGATGTGGCGGTTTGAGCATCGGTGCCGGTCAGCGTGAGCGTGAGCTCGAAGGTATGCGGCTGACCGCGCGGCTCGGTCTGCCACCATTCGCGGATAGCCACCGCGCCGCCGAACGACTCGACCACCATGCGCACGCTGTTGGCCGTGCCCTTGCGGCGCTGGATCGCCATGGCGCTACGCAGGCGCGAGCGCTTGACTGCATCGCTCCAGTCGGCCTTCCAGTCGTCCACCGACAGCGTCCAGGCCAGCCACGGCAGATGGCCGGCCGGGCACGTGTCTGGATTCCACAGATCCGGGTATGGCAGCGGGATCGCTTCCAGGCGAGCGGTGACGGCCGCCAGGGCGCGCTCTATCGGCGTGGCGTTGGGCGGCAGAGGGTTACTCATCGATGCCGGCGTGCACGATGTCGATCGCGGTGCAGTAGGCGGCCTGCGTGCGGCTGATCCGGATGTCGGCTGCAGGCGAGTCCAGCTCGACGCGCTGCACACCATCGGCGAACAGCTTGGCCTTGATTGCGGATTCCGGGACGTCGCGGCCGATGCGGTGCGCCTCGGCGAGATAGGCCTGCAGGCTACGCAGGGCCTCGCGCATAACCACCGCCGAGTCGGGGCCAGCGTAGGTGTAGACGCGCCCACGGATGGCGTACGGGACGATCTGCGCGCTCTGGACCGCTACCTCGTCGGTCAATGGGCGTACGTCGGCATCGGTGAGCACGGCCGCCACTTCGTCGAGCAGTTCCTGCGGGGCGGTGCCATCGCCTTTGCGCGATTGCACGGTGACCAGCACTTGCCCAGGTGCGGGGCTGGTGGCACTGGCGTCCATGACATCGGCTGACGCGCTGAGCGCGTGATAGATGTACGCGCCCTCCGGGCCTGCCACGCTGAAGCCCTCCGGCGCCAGCTGGATGCGGCGGCGGAAGTCCACGTCCGACTCACGGGTCGGTGCAATGCCGTTCTCCGGCTGCCCCGGATCGAGCACCAGGCGCGCGACGCCAAACAATGCGCCCAGGTGATCGAGGTTGGTGCCGGTGGCGAAGGCCAGCATGGTCTGCTGGGCCTTGTCGTTGGCGCGCTGGCGGATCAGCAGCTCGCGGGCCGCAAACAGCTGCAGGAGCTTGTAGACCGGATCCGCTTCGGTGAGCGCGGAGAATTCCGGCATTAGGCGCCGGAACTGGGCCAGCGCTTCGGCGAAGATCGTCTCAAAGTCCAACTCTTCGATCAGAGCTGGTGCTTCAAGTTTGGACAGGTCTACAGCAGTGAAGGAGGCCATTAGATGATTGCGTCGAACGGTACGCAATGATCTCGTGCCACCTCGGAAAATCTGCAGGCAGCGAATTGTTGGCTCTCGTTCTACAAAAAAATGATGGTTCCCCCCCCCCAAAAAAAAATCGCAAACAGCAACAAATTTTCGCATATTTGATGCAGCTGAGTTGCGCGACCTGAGAGCCTTTACGTCCACATGGGAATAGTCATGAAACATAAAATTTTACTAGGCTTTAGTGTCGCAGCAATCGGTTTGCTCTTTTCTTCGGCCGCATTTGCAGACATCGGTACAATTAGTTTTTATGGAAATAACGCTCGTCGTCCCGCAGACCTTGTCCAGGGTTGCAATGTACCGGAAGATCAAGTCAGCGGGCGAAACTACCAGGTAGTGACGGTTTCGGATGGTCTGTGGGATAACGGTGCTTCTTGTGGGAGGCGCTATCGCATGCGCTGCATTTCTACGCCAGTTAAGCATTCCTGCACTGCCAGTACAATTGACGTAATCGTTGTTGGCCGTTGCCCCAATGGCAGGTGTACGGTTGGCGGGAGGGATGTAACTATGAAAATTGCATTCAACCGATATTCGTTGTTGGTCCAAGCAAGAACAGCGCCCTGGGCAAATATTTAATATATTCAAATATAAATAAAAATCACTCAAAATCTATTTTTAAAAAATGGGCCGTCGATGTTATGTGCGACTGCGATCCCACCGCAGCATTTTGCTGAAGCGCCCTCAACAGGCGCATCTAACAGGGGGAACGTTCTCATAGCGTCTCGACAATCCCGGTCTAGCCTAAGTGACTCAAGAGTTGGTCGCGGATGAGGTGCCGGTCTTGCTCAGTGAGTCCCAATAGCACGCGCCTCTCGTAACGTGCCCTTGGACCACCAGGTCGTACGCTTTCGCTTAAGCCTTCTTGGTGCACGCGCGCGATTCGTGACACGCGCCCCACAAATCCCACGCTCACCTGGTTAGGACTGGCGCTGACCTTGAAGTACTTGGCCTGCCGCAGCTTTACAAACATCTTCTTGCGTTTGACTCTGCCCGCCTTATCCCGCAGTTGTTCCTTGCGCGGCGCATACGGTGTGCCATCGGGCGCCTGCTGCTTGCCGATGCGCTGGCTCTGCGAGCGTCGCAACGCGGTGCCGATCTTGCGGGCCAGCTTGCGCCGCTCGCTCTCCTGCAGGCGTGCCAGCAGCGGTGCGACCCAGGTCTCCAGTGCGGTCAGGTCATCCATGTGGGATCGATCTGCGGCTCGGGTGCATGGGTGATGTCGTAGCCGCCGCCATCCTTCGCCGTCACGACCACGCGTTCGGTGAGCGGCAACTTGATCGACAGATCCACTGCGTCGTTGGCGAGGATGTCGGCCTCGAAGGCGATGTCGCCACGGCGCGCAGGGTTGGAGAGTAGCTCGGACTGGTTGACCTGCACCCACTCCAGCAGCGGCAGCATCACGCTATCCGGGTGCCCTGCGTAGTCGGTCAAAATCAGGTTGAGTGTGTACTGGTACTCGAATGAGAGCCCTGGCTGGAATGTGCTGATCAGGCTGCCTGCGTCGATAAACACCAGCAGCCGGTCGGCATCGCGCGCCAGATCCGGCAGCGCCGCGACCAGATGCGCGCGCAGGTTGGCGGGCTTGATCATGACGCCGGCTCCGGTGCATGCAGGTCGACCCAGTCCTGTAGCGCGCTCAGCTGCGCGGCGGTGGCGTGGCAGTTGGTGTAGTTGTCGGCGACGGTACCGGCAATGCCAGAGAGCGTAATACCGGCGGCCGGCGCATCAGGATCTCCGGTGGGCGGCCCGGCAGGGTTGCCCGTGGCGGCGGCGTCGTGCAGCCGCACAAAGCCAGCAGGGATAGCGCAAGCAGCATCGGCTTTCTGGGTGACATAGATCGGGATCTCGCGGGTGATGGTGGCGCCGGCTTCGCGCACGATCTGCACGCGGTCGACGTACTGCGTCACGACAGTGGTGGAGCCTTTGGCGCTGTCGCGTTCGGCTTCGGCCTGGCGCTTTGCCTGCAGCGCGGCATCGCGGTTTTTCTGCGCGGCGCTGACGCGCTGCTCCTGCCAAACACAGCCACCGACGAGCACTGCAATCAGCGCCAGCAGGATGATCAGGCGCGTAACCATCAGGGCACGCCCAGGATCTGCAGGGCGCGCTGCGTGCGCGTGACGCGATCGCTGTGGCCTTCGGGCAAGCGCTTGGCGCGTGCGTTGCCCAGGTTGATCTTGCGGCCCAGGCCCAGCACATCGCCGGCATCGGCCAGCACGTTGAGCCCGTTGTCGTGCCAGTACGCGGCCGCGCCCAGTGCACTGGGTTCAACCTGCAGCAGCAGATCCGGCTGCTCTTCCACGGACAAGCCGATCAGGCCACCGATACGGCGGTAGTTGCCCCGGAAGGTGTGCTGCATCGGACCACGGCCCCGGAAGAAATGACCGTCGCCGCTGGCTTCGTTGCCATTGCCCAGGCGGTTGGCGTAGACGAAGTTGGCCAGGCCGACCGGGTTGCGCAGGAACTTTGGCACCTGTGCGGGCGTGATGCGTGCGCCGAACACTTCCAACAGCCGTGCGCTGGTGGTGTAGGTCAGCCCTTCTTCCATGCGCGACAGGCTCAGGCTTTCGTGGCCAACCTGGCCGAGCCAGTGCGCGGCGCGGCGCTTGGTGGTGATGCCGAAGCGGTTGGCGGCGGCAAGCAGCGGGCTGTGCCAGCGCTGTGCGCGTTGCGGCGAGCACTGCATGATCGAGGCGAGCTGGGTATCGGTGAACATCAATCGACCTTCAGGATGCGCGCCACATTGCCCTGGGCGCGGTAGGTGAGCACCGCCAGCACGATCAACGTGCCCAGGTGCCAGAGACTGACTTGCGAGCCGGCGCCGGCAAGCAGGATGTGCAGCGCCTGACCGCCGGTGCTGGCAATCAGCAACCACGCGCACCAGCCCGCGCCGCGTCGATGACGCGCATCGACCGGGCGGTGGTAGGTAAGCAGGCGGACGCAGATGGCGAGCGAGGCCATCAACGTCAGGACGGT